TCCAACCAATTTGGATACTGTGTGTTTCTCTTGGTACTCAGACATGTCGACACGAATGAGAGCATCTTCAGAACCGAACATTTCTTTTGCCAATTGTTTTGCCAAATAGGTCTTACCAACACCTGTTGAACCCAAGAACACGAATGAACCGATTGGACGATTAGGGTCTTTGATACCCAAACGATTTCTTTTGATTGCTTTTGCAATCTTAACTACCGCATTGTTTTGACCGATAACTTTGTCAATCAAAGTTTTGTCCAAGTCCAACAAAGCTTTGGTGTCATCCACACTCATTTTACTTACAGGGATTTTTGTCATGTTTGATACAACATCATAAACATGTTCCAATAAGATGAGTTGTTTTTCTTTGGACAACTTTTCCTCAAACTTAATTTTTTCTTGGTCCAATTTAACCAACAACTTTTTCTCTTTGTCTCTAAGTTCTGCCGCTTGTTCGTAGTTTTGTTTTTTAACTACTTCCATTTTTTGAACTTTGATTTCTGCGGCCTTCTTCTTCAACTCCTCAATTGCTTCAGGAGTCTTTAACTCGGTCTGCATTCTTGCCCCAACCTCATCCAAGATGTCAAACGCTTTATCAGGGAACTCACGGTCCGTGATATAACGGTCTGCCAACTTAACACAAGTCTCGATTACCTCATCGCTGTAATTCACCTTGTGGAAATCTTCGTATTTGTCACGAACATTCTTAAGGATTTGAATTGTTTCTTCAACTGATGATGGTTCAACAATTACTTTTTGGAAACGACGTTCCAATGCTCCATCTTTTTCAATGTTCTTACGGAACTCATCTAATGTAGTTGCTCCGATACATTGAACTTCCCCACGTGCCAATGCGGGTTTGAAGATGTTTGAACCATCCATCGAACCTGAAGAGTTTCCTGAACCTACCAAGGTGTGAATCTCGTCGATGAATACGATGATGTTTGGGTTTGCCTGAAGTTCTTCGATAATCACCTTCATACGTTCTTCGAATTGACCACGGTATTTTGTACCAGCAACAACTGAAGTTAGGTCAAGATTGACAATACGTTTATCCACCAAATTACGAGGACAATCGCCATTTACAATCTTAATTGCCAAACCTTCAACAAGTGCGGTTTTACCACAACCAGGTTCTCCGAGGATAATCGGGTTATTTTTCTTTCTACGAGAAAGGATTTGAGCAATCCTTAAAATCTCTCGGTCACGACCAATAACGGGGTCAAGTTTGCCGGCTTCAGCTAGTTTAATCAAATCTCTACTGAAGTTGTCCAATACAGGTGTGTTAGATTCTGCAGATGATTTAGTTTTTTTGTTCATCATTTTGTCGTCGTCGTCCATTAAGTCGTTCATATTTTTTAATTGTTTTACAAATTAACGTCAAATTTCATACATATCCAAATATTTTGACAAATTGTCATAAAAATAATTATTACCTGACATTTTGTCATAGACTAACTAATTTTTTTGTTCTATATTTATCATGGTATGAAACTTGACTACAACAAAGATAATTAATAAAATTAAAAAAAACAAAAAAATATGTTTAACAGAAGAAAATTTAACCTTAACATTGACGACCTAATGGCTCGTTACGACAAAATGATGGAAGATTTCAATAAACTGGATTGGGAAACCAAAACTTTTGAATCTGCAGATGGAAATTACAAATACACAACTTATGTAAAGGTGTTTAATTTATCTGATTTTGATGAACCAAAAGAAATGGGTAAAGAAATGGATAAAGAAGAATACCTTAAAATTAAACTTAACAGGGCAATTGAAATGGAAGATTTTGAAGAAGCCGTTAAGTTGAGAGACCAAATCAAAAATTTGGGTACCAATCAAGAAGAAATTGAAAAACTTGAATTGGAATTAAAACAATCAATTGAAGAACAGAACTTTGAAAAATCAATTGAGATTCGAGACCAATTAAGAAAATTAAAGTCTTAACATAATAACCCTCACCAAACAGTGGGGGTTTTATATTTATAAAGATGAGACCATACGAGATATATTTGAATGAATCGTTTACGTTAAAAAAACTACTTGAGACGTATCTTGAGTTACGACGACATTTTAAAGAGCTGGGATTTAGTGAAGACCAGTTAGAAAAACCACCAAAATATACTCCAAACATGATGAGATTATTTCACAAATTTGGTGATGAAAGAGACACTTTACTTAATGATGCCAAATCTTATGGTTTTGATATGAGTTTTGATGAGTTAACCACTTATCTAACACCATTACTAAAAAAAATAAACGAACTAACACCACTTAAAGAAAATGGGAATAATCAAAGAAGAAATTGATGGGACTAAGATTAAAAATATAATTAAATCTTCAAATATTAAATCTACAGAATACGATACAGAATCAAAAGATTTAGTCGTAGAATTCAATAACGGAGCCAAATACAAGTACGACAACGTACCTCACCAAGTCTATACAAAGTTCAGATTGGCAGAATCTCAAGGTAAATTTTTTACTACCGACATCGCAAAACAATATTCATATAAAAAAGTTTAAGATTCTCACTATTTATATAGGATGAGTAATTCGCAAAAAATTCTTGATAGTTTTTCTATTAAAGATACATTAAATCCAAAAGTTTGGGAAAATCCTGAAAACCCTAACAATGCGGTTATGAAACCAAAGGTTAGAAAGGCTCTTATGCGTATTGCTGAAGAGTTTATTGATGATTTGGGTGAAGATGTTTTTGTTGAGGATATTGTTTTCATGGGTTCTTTGGTGAATTTTAACTGGTCGGAATTCTCTGACTTTGATTTACACGTTATTGTTGATTTTGAAAGATATGAAAAACAAGAAGAACTTTATAAAGAACTTTTTGATTTAAAGAAAAAGGTTTTTAACGACAAACACAATATTAAAATTTTTGGATACGATGTTGAACTTTATGCTCAACCTGCATCCGATAAAGCAAATAGTGATGGGGTATTTTCAGTAATGAATAATGAATGGGTGCATAGACCAACAAAAACTCATAAAAATATTGATATGTCTGTTTTAAAAAGCAAAATAAAAAATTGGACAGATAAGATTGATGATGCAATTGAAGATGCCAAGTCTACTAAAAACACCGACACATTGAAAAAAATCAAAGATAAGGTAAAAGATTATAGACAATCAGGGTTAGAAAAAGATGGTGAATTTTCTTATGAAAATTTAGTTTTTAAATATTTAAGAAGGTCTGGGCATATTGGTAAACTCTTTGATGAAAAAACTAAAATTAAAGACAAAGAATTGTCCGTTGAAAGAACAATTCAAGAATATTCAAATAATTCACATTAATCGTATATTTATTAAGAAAAATTAAATGGCTTTAGTTACATATCTTATAGGTCCGTGCGTTGGAGGTCCATCGATACTAGTTGATTTTGATAGTTCATCATTACCAGCGGTCAACGGGAATTATTATTTAACATTTACAGGAGGTACAACCCCTGGATGTTACGATATTATTGATAATGCGGAACCTTCAACAGGTATTGACAAAGTCTTGACTATGTCAGTCGATTATGGTGATTGTATAACTTGTCAAGCAGTTGTGACACCAACACCAACAGTAACGAGTACTCAAACTAACACACCTACAGTAACTAAAACACCAACTAACACTCCAACCAATACTGCGACGGTTACCAAAACACCAACTAGTACTACAACAAGTACTCCAACTAATACTCCGACTAACACTGCGACCCCAACTAATACTGTAACTAAAACTCAAACACCAAGTAATACTGCAACTCAAACTAATACACCATCTAATACTGCGACTCAAACTAGCACTCCAACGGTAACACCAACTATATCTGTAACACCAAGTAATACACCTAATGTGTGTAAAACATATGAGTTAAATGGTGGAACTGACGGAACCACATTTGTAGGTAGAGATTGTAATGGATTTACATTTAACGTACCTGTCCAACCATACAGCACAACAATTGTATGTGCAAAAGAAGTAGTTGTTGTTCAAGGAAATGGTTATTATGTTTCAATAGGTTCATGCCCATTACCAACACCTACTCCAACTGTAACTCCAACAAATACCGCAAGTAATACTCCGACACCATCTGTAACTACAACTAAAACACCCACACAGACTCAAACACCAACTAATACAAATACTCAAACACCAACTAACACAAAAACACCTACGCCAACTCAAACAAATACTCAGACAAATACTCAGACACCTACAAATACTCAAACACCAACTCAAACAAATACTCAGACACCTACAAATACTCAAACACCAACAAATACTGCAACCGTAACTAAAACACCAACAAATACTGCAACCGTAACTAAAACACCTACTAATACCCCAACACAAACTAAAACGCCAACCAATACACCAACACAAACAGGAACACCTGCGGTAACACCAACACAAACTAAAACACCAACACCAACAGGAACTGCATCAGTTACACCAACACCAACACCAACATATTGGTTTACAGGATTTTCAGCTAACCAACAATACGCATACACTTTAGATATCTTAGGAGACTTTAGTGGTGGGACTGCAGATTTCCCTGGAGCATATGCACCTCACCCTGTATTTTTAGGTAATGATGGAGTACCAGTACAACAATTAAACGGAATCACCATTGGAGGTTTCCAAGGACTAAATAACTAAAAAATAAATAACAAACAATATGTCAAACTTAAAACCAATTGGAAGTGAAAAACTTACTGGCCAAAACAAGATAAATAGAATTATGGAAATTGCTCGTTTTAACGAGGTGGTTCCTAAATCTATAAATGAAAATGCCACTTCAGAGTATTCAATTTCTCTTGCCGACGGAAATAATTATCAAATTGTTAGAGAAAGACAAGGGTATATTATCAAAAAAACCATTTCAGAATCTGAAACGGATTATATTGAACCTATGAAAAATAGAAAATACTATTCTTCATATTCTCAAGCATTTAAAAGATTAAATCTTGTTGCTGGTGAATTAAATAGACTTAATGAAAACGAAGAAGGTGTTTCATTATATGGTGAACAAAAAAGGTTCACTTTAAAAACTCCAAAACCAGCGGCACCTGAAATGCCTGCAGGACCACCAGCAGAATTACCTGCAGCTCCTCCAGCGGTTCCAAGTCCTGAATTGCCACCATCACCAATGGGTGATATGGGTGGTGAAGATATGGGTATGGATGACATGCCTATGGATGATATGGATGACATGGGTGTTGAAGATATTGATGTTGACGTAGATGTTGATGCTGAAGAAGGTGGAAATGAAGACCAAGTCACATTTAAAACTATTCAAAAATTAACAGGAAAATTGACTCAAAAAATCAGAACTCTTGATACTGAACAAGGTATGACATCTGAAGATATTAAATACGTTATCAACATGGTATTATCTTCACTTGATTTAACTTCATTATCTGAAGAAGATATGGAGGATATCATGAGTAAATTTGAAGAAGATGAGACTGAAGATTTTGGTCAAGAAGATGATATGGACGGTGAAGATATGACTGACGATAGTGAAGTTGAAGATATTCAAGCTGATATGGATGTACCTGTTGAAGGTTATGAAATGGGTGAAGATTATGAAGATAGTCGTTATTCTGAAGATTATGATGAGGATTATGATTCAAAAAGAGTAAAAGGTTATTCAAACAACGGAGCAATCTTTGATAGTATCTTTGGTGAATCACAAGTAGATAAAGTTATTTCAAAATACTTTGAAGTTTCTAAATCAGAAATTAGAGAACAAAAAGAAAAACAAGTACAAAAACAAGTACAAAAAAGAACAATCGTTAAAACTATCATGGAATCAGTAACAAAAATGACTGAGACTATTGAACAAGAATTGGCGGCTGAGAAATTTGTAAAAGAAAATATTAATTCTAAATTTATTGGTGTCACTAATAAAAAGAATTTAGTATTTGAAACTAAATCAGGTCAAGTTAAAATTACACCAAACGGAGAAATTTTATGAGTTATTTAACTTATGTTAATGGACTAGGTCCTAACTATAAGGGAGACAATTTGTATGAGTTTATTTTTTCAGATAGTTTGGATGTTTGGGGAGATTCATGGGAAAGTAAACCTTCCAATGGATATCCAACACCACCTGAAATAAAATATATTAAGAAAGTAGGAGTTCTGAAAGATACTGATTTAAAATTGGAATTGATTCAGAACTCCGATTTTTTTTGTATGATAGATGCGATAGATGATATTGTTGCATTAGCCTGGGAAGCCGAAGAAACTGAAGGACAAAAAAGATTGGTTTTTAGATTTGGAAGTACCGAACAAGAAATAAAAGATAAACTCTACGAAAGAGATTTAATTTTAGAATTTGAAAAAAAAGTAGTATATGAAAACTAATATAAAAGCACTCAAGTTGGTTGAAAAAGGATTATCATCCAATACAGTTAGTAAATTAACTGAATCACAAATTAATATTTTATACTCAAAATTATTGGGAGAACAAGTTCAAGAAATACCAACTAAAAAAAGTTATCAAGTTGGACCAGACGGTGGAAATTTGCCAGCAGCTCCAAAAGGATATAATGTAAAGAAAACTACAACAGGTGATGTTATTGCAACTCCAAATGAATCTGAATTGGAGGAAGATGCCGATTTAGATGATTCTGCAGAAAAAGAAGGTGGTTTTGACCCTTACGCAGGTAATAGTGTTGGAAATGACGACGGACCATCTAGTGATGATGGATTTGGTGGTGGAGAAGATGGTATGGGTATGTTTGAAGAAAAAGACGGAGAACCAAATCCATGGGCTATTTGTCACGCACAAGTTGGTCCAAGAAAATCAAGGAAATGGGAAAGATGTGTAATGTCAGTAAAAAAACAATTGAAGGAAGGAAAAAATCCCGTATCTTTGTTCTTAGAATCTCAAATAGAAAAAATAGTGGAAAGAAACATGCCTCCAAAAATCACTAAAGGTGATTTAATCAAGTACATTGTTGAAGCAAGTCCCGCACCTGCACCAACAACAAAACCAGCACCAACAAAACCTGGCACAAAACCAGGTAAAAGACCAAACCCTTTCAAAAATCCAAATCCTGGTGAAAATCCCGCACCAAAAGCGAAAAAAGTTTCACCTGAAGACGCAAAAGAAAAAGTGATTGATGTAATAATGCAACTATTAGAAAAATAATTTATGGCAAGGAAATTAAAAGAACAGATTGATTACGGGACAACTCCTGAAAGAATGGACCCAAATTTAGAAAGAAAATTAGCTAGTCCTGATAGTCTTTACGCAACAAACCCAGCAATGAAAAAAGGTGCCGCGGATGTAGAAAGATTAGTTAGTAAAAGATTTCAAAAAGTTGCAGATAAATTACGTCAAGTAACAGGTATTGAAGATTTGAGTTCTAAACAAGTACAAGGAATGGTTTATCAAGAAATGATGAGAAAACTTCCTAATATCATGAGAATTGAGGCTGCTAACAGAGATGAGTTAATCGAATTGGCAAAAGAGGCGTCTTTAGATGATGCTGAAGTCCCTAAAGGAAGATACCAAATTGAAGCTAGTTTAGGTATGCCTGATACTGGTAATTTTAGAATGGAACCTGAAGATGATGAAGACAAGGAAGAAGAAGGAGAGGAAAAATTACAATTTCCATCTTTTGACCTTGATGAATTAACTGACGAAGAAATTTTAGAATTAGAAAAACACAAAAGAAATATTATCAACGCACTTATTCAAGGAGCTGCCAAGAAAGGACATTACCTTTTTCAAAAACCTGAAATTAAATCAAGATTAGATGCTATTGACCCATCTTTATATGGAGATTACTTAGGTATTATGGCAATCAATGATTTCTTATATTTTAGTATGGAACAGATGATTGAACAGATGAGTCAAACAGGTCAAGGTGTTGCAGGTAAAGTTGAATTAGATGATGCCGATGATGAAGGGGAGGAAGGTGAAGAACAACCTGATACTAAAATCATTGCAACAGGATTAATTTTCCCAATCCTTTGTCATGAAATTATTAAAGGTTTAGAAGAAGCTAAAGGTAGAGCTGGTTTACCATCAGACCCTGGTATGAGAGAAAAAGTATTAGGACAAACTGATGTGTTATCAAATGAACCAATGCAATTACGTATTGGACCTGAAATTGTTGAAAAAATACGTTTCGCATTACCTGATGATGTTTTTGACCCTCAATATAAAGGATTGATAAATTTTTTCCATGTATTACTCTATCAAATAGACGCTAAAGAATTCTTAGAAATTATTGGAAACGCCATCTCAGAAGATTCTTCTAAACTTGGTAAAGCTAAAAAACGATTTGAAGAAATTGTTAGAGAAGCCAAACAAATGCAAGAAGAATTTGAAAATTATAAGGAAGAAGAAGATATTGATTCTGATGAAGATGATGATGAAGGTTTAGATGATTTCTTGAGTGGTTTGGGCATAACAAGACCTAAGTAAAATGTGTGAATAAAGAACAACTGATTATAGAGTTAACGAAGTGTATGAGGAATACTCCTTATGCACTTCGAACTTATTTACAGACATACGATAATACCGTATCAAAATACGTCCCATTAGATTTATTCCCCGACCAAGTTAGTTTAATCGAAGATTACGACAAATACAATGAAAACATTGCATTAAAGTATCGTCAGGCTGGTGTATCAACAGTAACCGCCGCTTGGATATCAAAAAAATTGGCATTTGCCCAAAAAAACAAACCTGAAAAAATTCTCATTATTGCCAACAAGTTAGATACATCAATGGAGATGGCTAACAAGGTTAGAGGGTTTACTGAACAATGGCCTGCGTGGGTTGGTATTTCATTCTCAAAAGAAAAAAACTCTCAAAGACACTTTAAACTTAATAATAATTGTGAAGTTAAAGCCGTTGCAACATCAAAAGATGCCTTGAGGGGTTATACACCTACCATTCTTGTATTTGATGAAGCGGCGTTTATCGAGGCAGACTCAGATTTCTGGTCAGCCTGTATGGCGTCCCTATCTACAGGGGGTAAAGTTATCGTTGTATCCACACCAAACGGATATGACCAAATTTATTATGAAATCTACGACCAGTCATTAAGAAACATGAACGATTTTAAAATATCTGAAATGTTTTGGTATCGTGACCCAAGATATACAAAAGATTTGTATATGGTTAAAACTCCTGACTTGGTACATTTCTTATTAAATCGTGAAGAATATAGTGATAAAGATATCATTAATTTGTCGATGGACAATCCATACGAAAGAGACCATACCGTTGTAACCGATTATATTGAACAAGGGTACAAACCATGTTCTGCTTGGTTTGAGGGTATGGTTAAGAAGTTAAAGTTTGATAGAAGAAAAGTAGCACAGGAATTAGAATGTGACTTTTTAGGTTCGGGTGATAATGTATTCGAATCTGAATTGATGCAAGAAATATCCAAAAATACTTTACGTGAACCACAAGCCAAACTAATGGGAGGTTCCCTATGGATATTTAAAGAACCTGTAAACGGACATAAGTACGTAATGGGTGTCGATGTATCAAGAGGTGACTCTGAGGACTTCTCGTGTATCCAAATCATTGATTTTGAAACAAGAGAACAGGTATTAGAATATGTTGCCAAGGTTCCACCTGATGTATTAGCTGAAATCGCATATAAATGGGGAACAATGTACAATGCTTATTGTGTAATTGATATTACGGGAGGTATGGGTATTTCCACATCAAGAAAATTACAAGAATTATCATATCAAGGTGGATTATATGTTGATAATGTTGATACGACTAATAAATGGAAATGGGACCCAAAAATTAATGACAGAATACCAGGTATTAACTTTAACTCAAAAAGGGTTCAAATTATATCTGCGTTTGAGGAAAATGTTAGACATGGATTTAAAGTATATTCAAGTAGATTATACAATGAAATGAATACATTTATTTATATTAATGGAAGACCTGACCACCAAAAAGGTCATCATGATGACTGTATCATGGGGGTATCTATGGCATTATATGTTGCAGAAAAATCATTTCAATCTTTAGAAAAAGTTACCAATCATACAAAAGCAATGATTAACTCATGGGCAACCACGGTTAATGAAAATAAAAACTCTGCTGAATTCTTTAATCCAATGGTTCCTCAAATGGGTAGAGGTAATGGTATGGGTAATAATGGTGAAGCAAGTAAAGCAGATTACCAAAAATACGGATGGCTATTTGGTGCCTGATAAGTATTTATATTATCAAAGTAATTAGTAAAATTGTAATATGAGTGAACAAAATCTAACGGTCTGGCAGAGACTATCGCAAACATTCGGCCCAAATTCACTGTTGAAACAGGATTATCCGACTTTTAAGTTTGATAAGAAAGAACTTCTGCGTACACCAAATCGTGATGATTATGAGAGAGAAAAACTCCAAGCCCAACAAACGTTTTATTTAACAAATCAATGGGCTAAAGTTGAAAACAACTTATATTCTCAAGCAATTTATTATGAACCATCAAGATTATCCGCTCAATATGATTATGAATCGATGGAATATACTCCTGAGATTTCTGCAGCATTGGACATTTATTCTGAAGAATCTACAACAACAAATGAAGATGGTTTTATTCTACAAATTTATTCAGAATCAAAAAGAATTAAATCGGTATTAGCTGATTTATTTAACAACGCCCTCGATATTAACACTAACTTACCAATGTGGACAAGAAACACGTGTAAGTATGGTGATAACTTCGTTTATATGAAATTAGACCCTGAAAAAGGTATTATTGGTTGTCAACAATTACCAACAATTGAAATTGAACGTCACGAGGTTGGTGTAACCGCTAAGATTACTGTGGATATCACACAGGAACAAGACCAGAATAAGAAGGCTCTTCACTTTACTTGGAAAAACAGAAACATGGAATTCCAATCATGGGAGATTGCTCACTTTAGATTATTAGGTGATGACAGAAAACTTCCATATGGTACATCAATGTTAGAAAAAGCAAGACGTATTTGGAAACAGTTATTGTTATCAGAAGATGCCATGTTAATCTATCGTACATCAAGAGCTCCTGAACGAAGAATGTTTAAAGTGTTTGTGGGTAACATGAATGACGATGATGTTGAAGCATACGTAAACCGTGTTGCGAACAAATTTAAAAGAGAACAAATTGTGGACGCTAAAACAGGAAACGTAGATATGAGATTCAACCAAATGGCGGTTGACCAAGATTACTTCATTCCAGTTCGTGACCCTGCAGCACCAGACCCAATTACAACATTACCCGGAGCTACAAACTTATCAGAAATTGCCGATATTGAATATATCCAAAAGAAATTATTAACCGCACTTCGTGTTCCTAAGGCATTCTTAGGATTTGAAGAAGTTGTTGGTGATGGTAAAAACTTATCATTACAAGATATCCGTTTTGCTCGTACAATCAACAGAATTCAAAAAAGTATGATTGCCGAGTTAAATAAAATTGCAATTGTTCACTTATTTTTATTAGGATTTGAAGATGAATTACAAAACTTTACATTAGGTTTATCTAATCCATCAACACAAGCCGATTTATTAAAAATTGACGTATGGAAAGAAAAAGTGTTATTGTATAAAGATTTGGTTGCCGACCCAGGAAATGGTATTCAACCTACATCATCAACTTGGGCTAAGAAACATATCTTTAACTGGTCTGATGAAGAAATCAGATTGGATTTACAACAACAAAGAATTGAAAGAGCTGTTGGAGAGGAACTTAAAGCAACTCCGACAGTTATTACCAAAACAGGATTATTTGATAATATTGATAAGTTATATGGTAATCCGTCTGGGTCAACTGCAAATGCTGCGACAACTACAGATAGTGAAAATACGGGTGCCGTACCATCATTTGGGGGAGGAAGTTTTGAAACTGCGCCACCACCAGCAGGTGAAGAGGCAGCACCACCAGCAGGAGGTGAAACTGCACCACCACCAGCGGGTGAAGTAACACCTGAATCTAGAAGGGCAAATATGAATATTTTATTAGAAAATAATTTTGCAGAAAAATCAAGATTTTTAAATTTGAATCAAGGTCAAGATTCTTTGGGAGAAATTTCAAAAGAATTGGATAAGTTACTAAATTCGTAATATTTATATTGAAAATAGACAAAATGACTTTCGGACAAATTAAATCCATAATTGAAAACAATTTATTAGAATCCTACAAAAATGAACAGGAATTTAAAAAATCGTTAAAAGAGTTCAAACAAAATGTTTTGAACAATAAGAATATGTCAAAACTATATTCTTTATACGACCAATTAACTACACCTCAAGGATTAACCGAAGCCGATGCAAAAGATTTTTTGGAAGAAGGGATTACCTTAATTCAAAAATTGGTACCAACAATTAAAACACCAAAAACATTATATGAGAATGTTTCGAACAAATATTCTGATATTGATTCATTAGTTTATACTAACAAATTGGATTTAATGGAAAGAGTTCAATCAAAGAAAACTTTGATTAAGACATTGGTTTCACAAAAACCCGAAACTATAAAGGAATCAATTAATATTCCTTTAAAATCTATGGTTAGTATTGCAAACCAAACAATGAAGGGTTATCTCGATAATCTTGACGAATCAACCAAAAAAGAATTCATCCAATTAATGTCTGAAGATACTTCATTACTTCAAGAAAAATTTGAAACTTTAAAAGAAAGTACAATTTCTAAATTGAACACTCTATTAGAAAACGAAAATGAATTTGAAATTAAGACAAAATTGTCTGAAACAATTGATAGATTGAAAGTTGAAAAATTTGACCAACTTAATTTCCTTAAGTTAAAAAACTTAGAAGAATCAATCTAATTTAGATTTCATCTTTTGAACGTAAGACGCTTTCAACTTTTGTTGTCTTCTTTCCACCGATTTTTTAACAAATTCTTTTTTACCAAACAACATCTGATTTTGTTTAGTTTTAATTACTTTTGACTTTAATGTCTTTAGGGCCTTTTCTATCCCATCTTTTTTTACATCTACTTTTAACATATAATACAAATATCTTAATATTTCAGAAAGTTTTTGACAATAGAACTAATTTTTATTATTATTTTAACAAATAAATAAACATTGACAATATGAAACTTAATGAAAAAAGGAAAAAGTGTAAAGTTAAATCTGTATAATCCAATTAAATCTGTCTACGGAACGGTAGATTCAAAAAATTTAAAATCATTATACATTAACATACAATCATGGGTAACACCTAAATTTGAACATAACAATTGGAATAGAGTTGTTTGTAATCTTAGCCGAGATATTAAACATTCGGTATTCAACTCAATAAACCACGAATTATTTAAAGAACAAAGTATAGTTGATTTGGACCTTAGGACAAGTGGTATTTCACACGGTAAAAAATCTTTTTTAAATTTAGAGGTTAATTTATATACCAACAATGAAATAGATTTTAAATGTCCTGAAATAAAAGATTCGGTTAAAGCAATCATTAAAAACATAGTTAAAGAGAATGTAATCCAAAACAAATACTTTGAATTTTCACCTTCTAAAAACGATTAATATTAAAAAGATAGTAATATCGTATATTTATCTTAAAAAGAATTCATGAAACAATTAAGAATTTTAGAAGCAAGCGAAGTAGGTCATGGAATATTGGTTGAAACCGACGCAGGTTGGATATCACCAAAAGACATTCGTAACGCCGAGATGTTAAGAGAAGCAAAGGAGTTAGATTATAGAAATCCTTTTGAATTTTATGCAGTATTACAAAAATACGATACACCAAATAGAAACGGAAGATTTTATCCTGAAAGAATATTAAAGAGAGAAGCCATAAACTATCAAAAAGCAATTGAAAAGGGTTTATCCACTTCAGAACTTAATCACCCTGAATCGTCTTTAATTGACTTAGATAGGGTATCTCACATCATTACAGAGATATGGTGGGATAAAAATATCTTAATGGGTAAACTTAAATTGTTAACATCACCAGGTTTTCATGAAAAAGGTATTGTTTCCACTAAAGGAGACCAAGCGGCGAATTTAATGAGACAAGGCGTTACTATGGGAGTTTCTTCAAGAGGTGTAGGTTCCTTGAAAAAGGTTGGGGAAAGAAATGAAGTACAAGACGATTTTGAATTAATTTGTTTTGATTTGGTATCATCACCATCTACACCAGGTGCTTACTTATTCACTAATCCTAACGATAGAGATAAGTACGAAGAAAATTTAGAAGAAGAAAAAAAATACAAATCACCTGAAAATTCGGAATTTCAAAGTAAAGGAGTTGACTTAATGAGGAAATTAACCGATTATTTGGGAAAATAATAAATTATGGACGAAAAATATTTTG